GTAGGATATCAGCCTATTTAGAGTTATCAGACTTTACAGATGTAGAGCGAGATAATGAAGAAAACAGACTACGTGAATTATATGCTTGTTGGGAAAAAAAGATACTATGAAAAGGAGGAATAAAAATGATGATGAATGAGAAATATAAAATAGCGTATGAATTATGTAAACAAGATATAGAGCTAGGTTTATACGATAAATCTTTAGTGGTAGTGGCTATGCAAATTGGCAGACTATCTGCCTTTTTAGAGCTATCAGACTTCACAGAGGACGAGAGAGATAATGAAGAAAATAAATTGCGTGAATTGTGTAATTGTTGGGAAAAAAGATATTATTCAAAGGAGGAAAAATAAATGATTCAATATAGATTACATAATATCACCGATTTTGGCGTAGAAATTCACGACTTCTACACTGAAAATTCACTAAACAACTACATAGCATTATTTGTGGACCCTCCATATTGGGTAGAAAATTTAGAAACTCACGAGAAAACTTATACAGGGTATACCGACATTAATGTAGATGATATTACAGATGAAGAGAAAAAATATATTGAAAATGATATATTAGCGTTAAAAGAAGTCTTTGAAACGAGTTTTAACGAAAATAATGTTTCACGTGAAACACCACATGAAAGCGAAATTGACTGGATAAAAAGACATACACCTACAGAAGAAGAAAAAGAACCATACACCAAATTAGAAAAGATATCCTCTTTCTTAGGTGTTTTATCTGTCATTATTATGGCAACATTTTTACTATATCTTTTCTTATCTTCTGTATCATTCATAGTGGAGCACTTTTCAGAGTTTACATGGAAAATATTTAATATTTTATAAGGAGGAAAATCATGGCAAAATTAACAAACAAATTATTGCGATATAAAGTGATGTTTACAAAAGGTGGTACAGGCGGCTACACCGCTCGCGTCATGATACCAAAAGAAGCTATCCGCGATTTAGACATACATCCAGGGGATAGTATTGAATACACGCGTGTCCCTCACGGCTTACTATTAAGAAAAGTACAAAAGGAGGGAGATTAAAAGATGGCAAATAAGCGTAGAAAAAAGAAACAAACAAAAGCCGAGATTATTCAAAAAGAATATTCCCATGAATACACTAAATATCTAGCACGTGTTAGAAATCAGCAAAAACAAGGTGTACAAGTACAGAGAATTAAGCGAGTAAAAAATCCAAAGCAAGCTTCGATTGATAGAATTAAAAAGCAAATTGCAAAAGAAATACGAAAAAATGCAACGGTTGTTGATATGCTTACTGGCGAGGCTATAACTTCTAAAGAATATGGACGTAAACACGCTCTTGAAAGAAACAGAGTTTTTATAAAATTAACTCCGCAAGAACAGGAATATGCTAGAATACAAGGTTATACTACGGTTGAAGAATTGAAAAAGCTACAAAGGACGGGTATAATAGTTATTGAAACAACACCTGTATTAGACTATGAAGCTATTATTGATTCATGGTATGATTCATTAGAAAGTTTTGAGCCAAAAACAGCATATTGGTTAAGACAAAAAACAGATGCTTTATTGGCTAACGCGTCAAATAAAGAAAGGGCACTATTTGCATATACATACGCAAAAGAACCAGAAGCATTTCCAACAGAGCCATACATGGATAAAGCTACGGTTGACGCTGTGTTTTGGAATATTTTGCAAAGAATGGGCGTTCTTAGTTCTACAGAAGATTTTCAAGAATTTTTACAAGAACAGGATATTGTTATTGAAAAAGAATAAAAGGGGTGAATATAATGCCACGGAAAAAGAACATCACTTTTTGGGCGTGTGACTTTGAAACAACTGTATGGGGTGAAAAAGTAGAGCAAGAAAAAGGTAAAAAACAAGATAGTACAGAGGTTTGGTCGGGTGCTGACGTGGCTTTATACGATGAAAGTGAAACTGTAACAATAACTCATTCGATAAGAGATTTTTTAAACAGGTTTTTGACAATGAAGGGTAACAATGTGTTATATTTTCATAATCTTGCTTTTGATGGTTCTTTTATCGTGGATTTTCTACTAAAAGAGGGTTGGAAATGGGTACACTGTAAAGATAAAGACATGAGGTCAAAAGATTTTCAAACCTGTATTTCTGATATGGGTTCATGGTATTGGATTAAACTCAAATGGAATAAGACATTTTTAGAAATTCGCAACTCATTAAAACTTATGCCATCGTCATTAAAAAATATCGGAAAATCATTTGGCACAAGACATCAAAAATTAGACATGGAATACGAGGGTGAGAGATACGCTTATTGTGAGATATCAGAAAGTGAGAAAAAATACATCGAAAATGATGTATTAGTGTTAAAAGAAGCATTAGAAATGATGTTTAACGAAAAGCACGATAAATTAACGATAGGTTCGTGTTGCCTATCAGAATTCAAGGGATTTTACGAAAGTAAACAATATGATAAGTTATTCCCTGATATCAGAGAAGATTACCTAGATGAATCCATAACAGACGTATGGAATCAGTGGGACTATGTTCATAAATCATATCACGGTGGTTGGTGCTATGTAAATCCTCAATACGCTCACATGGTAGTGGGTGAGGGTTTGGTATATGACGTAAATTCTCTGTATCCGTCCATGATGCATAGCATAAGTGGCAACAAATACCCGTTTGGACACGGGGAATACCACAGGGGAGCGCCACCCGATGAACTTATAAGTTCTACTAATAAATATTTTTTTATCCGATTCAATTGTCGTTTTCAACTTAAAAAAGGAGCGTTCCCATGGCTACATATTAGACAGAGTGCATTATATAAATCGAATGAAAATCTATATAGCTCGAACGTCAGATATAAGGGTGAATATTATCGGTATTATCGCGATATTGACGGACAGATGCATGATACCAATGTCACTCTGACTATGACTTGCACTGACTGGGAGTTATTCCAAGAAACCTACGATATTTATGACTTGGTTATCTATGATTATATATGGTTTTACGCTAGAGATGGGTTTTTTGATGAATATATAGATAAATACGGTGAAGAAAAGAGAACCTCAAAAGGGTTTAAAAGGCAAAAAGCGAAACTCTTTTTGAATAATCTCTACGGGAAATTTGCCATGTCAGACAACTCTTCTTATAAAGAGCCTTATCTTGACGATGATGGTATTATTAGATTTGTTCTGCATGAAGAGCATGAAAAGAAAGTTGGTTATATCCCTATCGGTAGTGCTATTACATCATATGCTATGAATTTTACAATCCGCCACGCTATTGCGAATTATGACCGCTTTTGCTATGCAGATACAGATTCCATTCATTTGATTGGACTAGATAAAGCGAATAAGGTCATAGAACATCCCACTAATTTTTGTTGTTGGAAATGCGAGAGTACATTTGATTTCGCGTATTATGAACGACAGAAAACTTATGCAGAACATATAGTTGAAGAAAATCATGTCCCTTGCGAGCCTTATCTTGATATTAAAGCTTGTGGAATGAGTAGTCAAGCCAAACAAAAATTTATTGAAGAAGAAAAGGACATATCTGAGTTATCTACAGGTCTTAGTATGGTTAGTTGTAATTTAAAAGCAGAGCGCGTGAAAGGCGGGATTATATTAAGAAATAAAGACTTCAAGATTCACGCTCAAAAAGATAAAAAAATTATAATATAATACTTGACTATATTTAGTTGTTGTGTTATTATAATAATGTAATAAATAAAACATATTACATTGCATTCACACTCACAGAATACAGAAAAAAGGAGGAAAACAAGATGTTTACAAGGACATTAGTCACAGCGGAGGTTTCTGTAGAAAGAATCTACAAGGACAAAGAGACAGGTGAAATCAAGAAAGATTGCTTTGAAGAGAAATTGTCAAACTGTAAGACAAGGGATAAAGCGGAAATCTTGATTGAAAAGCAGTACAAAGGAGACATAGTTTCCATATTAGACATTAAGTTTAAACTGGAAAGACGCGCAATGACAGAAGAGCAGTTCTTGCTTAATTCAGAGGTCAAGAGTGAAAAAATTGTTACCGAAGCAGAGTTGCAGGAAATGAAAAAGGAAGATTAACAGGAAAACAGGAGGTAAAGAAATATGGTAGAAATCAAAGAAATGAGCAGAGAGTTTACAAAGGTCGAGAAGTATCTTATGACCACAGCCCCAGATATTGAGCCATTAAAAAATATCACTGACGGCGAGTCTATTTCAGTCGATGGATTTATTATCTTTAATGCCATCAAAGATAACGGAGATATACAGGAGATTGTAAGTATTATCACACCCGATAAGAAAGTGTACTCTGGGCAGTCTGCAACCTTTAGACAGTCTTTGAAAGATATTGAAAGTGTTATGGACGGCGAAAAATTCTCTATCGTTAAAATTAGCGGAAAGACAAAAGCAGGACGCGATTATATTAATTGCACCTTAGACGTATCAAATTTATAATATGATGCCGTGAGAATACCATTTTAATTCTCTTCTTCTAAAGGGGTGGCTATATGCCACCTCTTTTATAAAATAAATGTTTCACGTGAAACATGAATGGAGGTGCTAAAATAATGAATGATGGTTATTATCATTGCGAGAGATTGCTAACCATGAAAGATAAATACGGGAACACACCCGACATTTTTATTGTAGATGGCAACAGAACAGCAGGAAAAAGCTATTCTATCAAATGTCGACAAGTTTCTGATTTTTTAAAAGATAAATACAGACCGGAAAACCAGTTCATCTATTTATACAGAAATGTTGTTGACATGAAAAATTGCGCGGACACCTATTTTGGGGATATCGCGGAAAAATTTGACGGTTATGTCATGACAGAAAAAAGCTTGATGCGTGGTGCGTTGGTGCAGTTATTTATTAATGAAGAGCCATGCGGTTATTGTTTAGCCTTGTCGGTTGCTAGAAAATATAAAAAAATGCGTGGGTTGTTCGTCAACATTCGTTCTGTATTTTTTGACGAATACCAAGATGAAGATAATATATATTTACCTAATGAAGTAAATAAACTGCTATCGTTGCTTACAACTATCAGTTCGGGACATGGTAAACAGCACAGGAGAGTAATGCTATATATGGCATCAAATACGGTATCATTACTAAATCCTTATTATAGCGTGTTTGGAATTAATAAAATGTTAAAGAGAGACACAAAATTTTTACGCGGAGACGGGTGGGTATTTGAGCGAACATATAATGAAAGCGCTTCAACCGCGTATAAGGAAAGTGCTATTGCAAGAGCTTTTCGAGGTGCTGATTATAACGATTACGCGAGCGAAAATAAATATTTAAATGATAATGAATGTTTGATAGGTAAACCCTCAGGACAGTCACGATATATTTGCACTATTAAGTACAATGATAATTTGTATAATGTCAGAAAATACGATGTGTGCCTATACGTGTCAACGGGTGCAGATGATAGCTTCCCCACGCGGATATGTTTTACTAAAACAGATGTCATAGATAACACGGCTATTCGTGTCAACTCGACCCATTATATCGTTACGATGTTACGGGAATACTTTAACAGAGGTTTACTTTTGTTTGAAAATTTGGAATGTAAGAACATGATATTTGATGTCATATCTTTTTAATGTTTCACGTGAAACATTGACATTTTAAATAATATATGATATCATATTATCGTACCCAAAATAATACGAGCACTGTAGTTGATATACACGCACAAAGACAAGTAGTCTGATATCAATTTTTGGCTTTGCGTTCCCTTTGATTCGATTATTTTGTAACGTACACAAAATGTTTCACGCGAACAATGTTTCACGTGAAACATTTTTTATTTACAAATATTGTTATTTGTGCTATGATAGAAAAAAGGGAGGTGATATCATGGCAAATGAAGTTATCACATTAATTAACAGTTTAGGACTTCCGACCGTGGTTGCGTGTGCGTCCATGTGGTATGTCAAGTACAGGGAGGATAAAAATGACCAAAAAATTGAAAAGATGACGGAAGAACACAAGGAAGAAATGACAGATATTACAAATGCGCTAAATAATAATACGTTAGCGCTACAACGTATCTGTGATATTTTTGATGATAAGGAGGACATGAAACATGAGTAAAAAGGCTGTAGATATCTCGTATCATAACGGGGTCATTGATTTTGAGAGATTAAAAAACGCTGTCGATTATGTAATTATTCGATGCGGATATGGGCAGGATATGACATCACAAGACGATAAACAGTGGGCGAGAAATGTCAGTGAGTGCGAACGGTTGGGCATTCCATACGGAGTATATTTTTATTCCTATGCAAAGACCACGGCTAGAATAGAGGGTGAAATTAATCACTGTCTTAGATTGTTACAAGGTCACACGCCTAATCTACCTGTATTTTTTGACAGTGAAGAAAAAGGAACACAGGGTGTTGCAAAGCACAACGCAAAGCGTTTTTGTGATGCAATGTTAATGCATGGATATAAAGCAGGAATTTACGCTAGTAAATCATGGTTCGAGCATTACATAGGCGAGACATGGGGGTATGATTTGTGGATAGCTAGATACTCGAATGTGTTGGGCGTAGACAATGTTGACATTTGGCAGTATTCCAGTAACGGGTCTGTTGATGGCATCAATGGAAGATGTGATGTGAACCACGTATACAAAGACTATGGACCTTCAAATCCTACACCTAATGCCCCACAGAGTCCACCAACGCACGTAACCCCAAGAAACGAACTAATCGCTATGGGTCAGCAACACGCGATTAATTTTACACAGCATCAAATCGCAGTTGATGGAATCGTGGGGAGAGACACAAAAAGAATGGCAGTCCGTGTAGTACAAAGGGCAATGAATGCAGATTACGGGGACACTATCGCGGAGGACGGGATTGTCGGTAAAAAGACAAGAGCAAAAGCAGGTAGACATTATGTAAAGCGAGGAGAAACACAGTTTCTTGTCACAGCACTTGAAATCTTATGCTTGTTACAAGGGAAAGACCCGAACGGAGTTGAATGTCCAGGGACATTTGGCGGAGGTCTTGCACGCGCTTGCGGAACTGAATTCGTTTACGCAAAAGATATGCTATACATGATTTAATTTTATTCACGTGGAACAAAATGTTTCACGTGAAACATTTTAAGGAGGTCAGTAAAAATGCCAAATATTAATGTAGCGTATCAGTGGGCGGTCAATGCTTGCAATGCCCCTAATATAGGCTATTCTCAGCAATATCGTAGAGGACAGACAGTGAACGGTATTACATATTATGACTGTAGTTCTTTTATTTCAAAAGCACTCACAGAAGCAGGGTTCTTTTCAGTTAATCCGTGGTTCACCACAAGAACAGAAGAGGGTTACTTATTACAAGCAGGATTCAAAGAAATCAACATTAATGAAGCGTGGCGAGCCGCGGACGTGGTTTGGCGTAGCGGTCACACAGAGATGGTATATCAGGGGGCAGGTGCAGGAAATGGCGGTATTACCATGGGAGCGCACAGTGGACGTTACCCATTACCCGAACAGGTCAGCATTAATACATATGTTTCCAAACCGTCCGCGTGGTCAAAGATATATCGTTATGGTGATAGTGCAGGAATGCCCCTTGAATGGATTCATGGAAACCGCTATCTTACAGAAGATGAAATGAAGAACAATGCTTATGTGTTCTATAGCACGATGTTTTTCAAAGATTTCACTCTAAATGCCGTTGCAGGTATGTTAGGCAATATGGAAATAGAATCCAATATCAACCCTGAATTATGGCAATCGTTAAAAGAGGGAAATTATAATGGTGGTTATGGTCTTGTCCAGTGGACACCAGCCACAGTATATACAGACTGGGCGAACGCTCACGGGTATGATATTACAGACGGTTACTACCAATGTGTTTGGCTTGATGAAGAAACAGTACGTAGCGGACAGTGGATTGAGACAGCGAAATATCCGATATCATGGGAAGAGTTTCGGAAGTCCACAAAAGAACCCGATTATCTCGCGTCAGTATTTCTAAAAAATTTTGAACGTGCAGGGGTTGAAAAAGAAGACGACAGAAAAAAGAATGCATTAAAATGGTATGCGTATTTGCAGGCATTATCGCCATATCCAGTACACCCACACGGAAAAAAGAAAAAAATGCCTCTTTACTTTTTCTTGCCTTGGTGATATAATTAAAACTGTAAAAGGGTAATAAGTAAAAAGGAGGATATTTATATGGATTTTAATGAAGCTTTAAACGAATTAATTGACGCGGTCGCTGACGTGGAAGAACATGGAGATGCGATTGAAGTTCTACAGGCATTCACCGAAGATAGAAGCGGTGAAGCCGACAGCGAATGGAAAGATAAGTACATGAAACTCGAATCCGAGTATAAAAAGCGTTTTAAGGAACGCATGAAAGAGTCAGCCACTAACACGGGCAGCGAAGAAAAGAAAGATGAAAAAGAAGAAAAAATCACCGTCGAAGATTTAGACTTTGACGGGAAAACAGAGTAAGGAGGACTAAATAATGGCAAAAGCAACAAACGCAAATATATTAAGTGCCGTGCGAGAGGAATTGTCTTTTGAGGTGCAGAACCATTTACCAACAGAAGTATCAGACAATTTACAGGCTGTCTATGATAACATTTTAAATTATGCGCCGGTAAGAAATGAAATTGTACCATCATTAATTAACCGCATCGGTATGCAGACGGTGGACAGTATCGCGTGGAGAAATCCGTTAGCAAGATTCAAGAAAGAGCCAATGCGTTACGGTGAGACGCATGAAGAAACTTACGTAAATATGTGTAAAGGTCGTGTCTATGATTCACAGGCAGACTTTAAATTCGCTTTTCAGCAATATCAGTCTTACATCATGAGCGTATTTCATAATGTAAATCTTGAAATCCAGTACCCTGTCACAGTGACTTATGACAATTTGAGAAAAGCTTTTACGAGTGAGTATGGCATCCGTGATATGATTATGGCTAAAATGGAAAGCGCTATCACAGGCGCGAACTGGGACGAGTATCTCGCTATGCGTGATTTAATTAATGTGGGGTATGAAAAAGAGGTACTTCCGGCAGTGACTGTTGACGCGATTGTAGATGAAGCATCAGCGAAAAAGTTATTGATTGAGGTAAAGCGAGCTGTCGGAGAGTTTGGCTTCCCATTACCGGAAAACAACACGGCAGGAGCAACGTCACACGCTATGCCAACGAACTTGATTTGGATTACAACACCGGGAGTTAACGCACAGATTAGTGTTGATGCTTTAGCGTATGCGTTCCATATGGACAAAGCAGACGTGGCAGTTCAGACCGTGATTGTAGACAAGTTTGCAAACAGCGCGATTCAGGGCGTTCTCTGTGACGTGCGATTCTTCAACGTGCGCGACCAGTTTAAAGAAATGAGTGACCAGCGACTTGCAAATGTATTGTCATGGAATTATTTCTATACACAGGTAGAAATGATAAGCGCTAGCCCGTTCTATCCGATTCGAGTCTTTACGACGGACGCTGTCGTTGAAAAGCCAACTTTAGGTGTCACGGCAGGAACTTACACAGCAGGACAGACACAGGAAGTAGAGGTAACTGTGACAGGTGGTGAGGGAACATATCACCAGAATTTGGTGACTCTTGAAGTTGACAGCGGTGCAACCTCAGCAAAGACTTACGTTATCCCAGGGACACATTTACTTCACACAGGAACGGACGAAACAGGAACTATCATACTGAAAGCAATTTACAGACCAGACGAGACTATCACAAAGACAGCAAGTTTCACAAAAGCGTCATAATAAACGGAGGTCGTTATCTATGATAAATTTACCTGTTCAAGGAGGGGTCGCACCACGCGACCCCGAAACAAAATTAAGATTGTACAGCGGGGTACCATGGTCTGACGAGTATGAACATGTTAGATTATACAATTCAAAAGACGATTTGCTAAATCATTTAGAGTTATATCGTAAACATATTAACGGAGTTGATTTGTCACATCTTGCACCGATTAAAGTGGGAAGTTATGATATTCGCGTACCATTCACAGAAATGAAAGCACTTAATCTCAATTATTTAGCGTTTCAGAATAGCGGTATATCTAATGAATGGGTTTTTTGCTTTATCGATTCTATTGAGTGGCTCTCTGAAAAAACAACTAGAATCAATTTTTCTTTAGACGTTTTTCAGAATAACTTCTATGATGCAAATATCAAGCCTTGCTTTGTAGAGTATCATCACATTCCTAGAAGTAAAGACGAGATAGGAGCAAATCTAATACCAGTCAATATAGAGACAGGTGAAACGATTGTATCACGTCATAAAAAGCTAGACTTAACACCTACAGAGTGTTGCACTTTTGTCACTAGAGGGTCAACGGAACAAAGTTGGTTCGAGGGGCGCGTGGAAAATGGAGTGTATTGTTGGGGTAGTATCGGACATTATGATGTAACTACAGAAGATGGACTAAAAGGGATTAACACTTTGTTGGAAGATTATAACAATCAAGGTGCACAAGATGCCGTTATAGGATTATTTATGTCACCAAAATTATGCACGCTTGCATTAGGTGGAAAAGAGATAAAACCTAAAATTACATCTATGCAGATATCTGACAACGTATTCGAGGGATATAAACCAAAAAATAAAAAGTTATACTCTTATCCTTGGTTATTTTGTTTGGCTGACAATAACCAAGGCAATACACATATATACAGATATGAATACAGCTATAACCGCGATAAGTCTCTTGAGTTCGACAGCTATGGTACAATTGCAACTCTACCGCAAGTTCTAACAGCGCCTAAAAATTATAAGACGCGCGAAGAATTAGGGCATGGACTAATGAGCGAAGCACTTATTAATTCATCTTTTCCGATGTGTTCTTTTTCTTCCGATACTTACAGGGCGTGGCTTGCTCAAAATAAAAGTTCAATCGCTCTATCACAAGTTCATACTGCTGCCGATGCCACTCTAGGAACAGGCACGGCGATAGCAGGTTTAGCAGGAGGAAGCTTGCAAGGTGGTCTTAATGGACTCGGGAAAACTACGAACGCTTTTTGGGACGCTCTTGGAATGTTAGCCAATCAGACAGACAGAGCTAGAAATGCTGGGGTGACACACGGGAAAGCATTATCAGAAAATGTATTGACAGGTATCAAGGAGTGCGGTGTTGATTTCTATGAAATGTCCTGTAAAAGACAATTTGCAGAAATGGCAGACAGTTTTTTCGAGCAATTTGGATATCCAATCAATAAGATTGTGACACCTTATCTACACTCAAGAGCCTATTGGAACTACGTGAAAACTTCTCATTGTGGATTTACGGGGGACATTGATTTGGACCAGTTGAAAAAGTTACGAAATATATTTGACAATGGTGTCACATTGTGGCATACTGATGATATAGGGAATTATGGACTATACAACGATTAAAAGGAGGTGCGTATAAATGAGAAATCCATTGCGAGTTTTTGAACGAAATGTCAATAAAAAGAAAAGCAGTGATTTTGAAACAATCAAATCTATATTCTTTTATGACATTTTCGATATATTTGTAAATAGGTACAAATGGAATGATTTACCCGAAGAAATATTGCCGATGTATATCGAGCAAACTCTCTTTTGGCATGGACTTGGCGTATTCATAAAAGATAATATTGCTGGTTATGCTTTTATGAAAGTTTCATTGTCGGGATTACCCGATATTTACAATATTCCTCAAGATAGAATCGCTTATACAGCAAACGGATACATTGAAGAATATGGGAAAGAAAACAGCTGTATATTATGGAATAACTACTCAACTATGCCATATTACTATAAAGCTTTAATGTATGCAGATGCTATGGCGAACACTTGGAAAACAAAATGTATTAATATGTATGCACAGCGTACACCTGTTGCACTTTCTTCCTCAGACAACGAAAAACTGAGCTTTGAAGTTGTAGGCGAAGAGTACGATAACTATTTACCTATTATAAAGCTGTCCGACTCGTTAAACTTAAAAGATATTAAAGCTTTGAACATGGAAGCACCTTATATAGTGGATAAATGTGAACAGGAGTTGAGGGATTTATGGTCACAGGTACTGACATCTTTAGGATATGAAAGCAATCCTGTAGAGAAAGGCGAACGCCTTGTCACTGGCGAGACAGCAGGCAATAACGGACAGGTTGAAGCAAACCGAAATGTTGGTCTTACATTAAGAAGAAGGTGTGCAAATGCTATCAATGAATTATGGAATCTTAATGTAACGGTAGATTTCAATAGTGAATTGCCTACTATGCTAAATGGATATGTACCCGACAAGTATATGCAAAAAGGGAAAGAGGGTGACGAGATTGAGTAAATACACTACTACAGTTAAAGATATTTGTGAAAGCTTTATCCCTAGACAAGAACTATGGAGTATGGACTTATCTGTGCAAAGAATCATAGATAAAACACAAGACAAATTCTTCAACTTTGATTTCCCGTTTTATTCTGATGACAGAAAAGATTTATATACTTTTAAGACATACTTTTTATTTAGGTATTGGAATAATTATATAGGGTTTGAAACTCTAGGAATGTGGAAAACTGCTTTTATGTCAAAAATGCATGAATTGACACCGTATTATACAAAATTGTATGATGCAATTCAAAACGATAACCCTTTTACAAATGTAAATATAAAAACCACAGAAGCAGAAAAAGGAAACGAAAAAACAACAACTAACTCGACAGATGCAGGAAACAGCGAGGTAAAAAACAATCAAAACTACCAAAATATTGATAGTGACAATCCACAAGTCACCGTAGCTACACAAGACTACGCAAGTGCTATGAGTAGAGGCGAAACTGTCAATAACACGACTACAACAGCAAACAATAAACATACAGGAAACGACAACAAAGACAGTAAAAGAGACAGAGATACAAAAGAAATAGGATTAAGAGGAAAATCAACAAGCGAAGCAATCGAAGAATATCGTGAGCAAATACAGAATATCAATCGAGAACTTGTAGAAGCTTGTCGTGATTTATTCTTAAAAGTTTGGTAAAAGGAGGTGAGATGCATGGAAAATGAATTAAAGCCTTTAGTTCCTTTACTTTGCTGTGACGTTCCTAGCGTGTACAGTAATAAGCAAAGTTATTATGAATGCTTGTGCTATATTGGATATAAAGTCAATGAGTGTATAGACGCTATCAACGGATTTACTGACGCGTACAAACAGTACACTGACGAAAAAGTTTCAGAGTTGAAAACGTATATTGACGGACTTAACCGTGATATCTACAACCATATCACGGAAGTGGAAGCAAATATCCGTCATGATATGGACACTAGAGATAATGAGCTTGACGAAAAAATCAATAAAGTGCAGACAAATTTACTTGATAAAATCAGTACGTTAAACATTCTGATATATGATTTAAACGCTGAGACAAGAGCGCATATCGACACAGAAGTTAAAAAACTCTATGATTATATCAATGATTATGTACCAAACAACATGGAGGTATTAAACCCTGTAAGAGGATATCGAACGAGTCTGAACCAAGCATTAGCTGATATGTATGATAACCTACGTTATTATGCTTTGACCTGTAACGAGTTTGATTCCTTGAATTTAAGTTGTAAAGAATTTGACGGGTTATCAATTAACTGTACAGAGTTTGACTTGTACGGCGCAAAAAGATTCAGAGTAGATAGCAACTTATATATGCATGACCCATTTACAGGTGACTATGTTTTTTACCAAGATGTAATTTACAAACTTGCGGAGTTGCATTTCAACGACCCAATTACTGCTAGTGAGTTTGACGCTTTATTATTGACGGTAACAGCATTCCAGTCTAAAGCTTTAAGCGCTTACACATTTGACAGTAACGCAAAAACGGCGTTAAAATTATAAATTAAAGGAGGATTTTTAAACTATGAGTTCAACAAACAAAACAAATTATTATGAATTAAGCCAGTATATCGGTACTGACAAGCCGACATATTTAGGGGATTACAATTCTGATATGTCTAAAATCGATGCAGGTATTCACAGTGCAGATGATAAGGCAACCACCGCTTCACAGAATGCAGGAAGCGCAATTGCTAGAGTTGGTGAAGTTGAAAAAACTGTGAAGTCACACGCAACCGCTATTACAACGTTACAGACAGATGTTACAGGTTTGAAAGAGAGTGTAAAAACAGCGCAAAACACAGCCACCTCGGCAGATGGAAAAGCAGACAACGCACAGCAGACAGCGAATAGCGCACTTTTGACCGCTAACAATGCCAGTGCTAAAGCCGATAACGTGAATAAAGATGTGACACTGTGGAGCGGCAGCGTTAAGAATCAGCCTGTGACCCTTAACGATAGCTTGACTAATTACAGATTTTTGTACATTGAGACAAATGCAGGTGTTTCACCGTTATTTGCTTATAGAAATGACAAAAAAAAATATGTTGGTGCTCAACAGGTTTTAAAAGACAGTACAACAAATACCGTTACCACTATCACAATCATGATAGAGGTTACTGATGATACACATATCAAAGTTAGTGCTAATGCTATTGACCATGCGTTCAGTAGTACACATCCGGCGCTTGACGCTATTTATACACTTGGTGTTTATGGTATTCCAAGATAAGATTAAATGTTTAATATTTAAACCCTCCGCAATAGGAGGGTTTAAATATTAATCTATTAATTCTATCAAATTATTATAATCATCCCAATAATACAAATCGCCATTATACGATACCAAAAAATCTTTATTTGATGTATTATCTCGCACCTCTAATAAATAATATTTACATTCAACAATCTTATTATTAATAATATCAACATGTGTACCATAACATACAGCATTTTCTTTTAAATACTGAATGAAATCTTTTTTTGTTTTTTCTTTCATTAATTTTACTGTTTCCTTTTCAAAACTAAACCATCTAATTATATTTCGTTTTTTAAATCTCATTTTTATTCCTCCTTTTTAACATAAATCATCTATACTATTATTAACAAACTCTAATTTCTCACATACAAATTTCTTACAATATAATCTACCATCACTTGTTACAATAAAAATATCACTAATATGTGTAGACGCATCTTCGATAAAATATACAATCACGTCAAATAATTTATCGTCTAATGATAATGTTGTGTGCAATGTCTCATTTGCTTTATCTTTTAAATAATCAATAAAACCATCAACAGTGCTAGACTTCATAATATCACAAAGTTCCTTACCAAAGCTATCCCATATTTTTTCGTCATATTTAATCTTCATTTTTATTCCTCCTTTTCATAGTATCTTTTTTCCCAACAAGCATATAATTCACGTAGTCTGTTTTCTTCATTATCTCGCTCTACATCTGTAAAGTCTGATAACTCTAAATAGGCTGATATCCTAC